TATCATCCATAATAAGATTCTTTGTGTAGTCTAGTCTATAGAAAACTCTACCAGAGAAAGTAGAGTTTGTTGTTAAGGAACCGATACCTGCAGGTCCATATGGTGGATCAGTAAAATGAAGTTTTCCATGATGTATTCTATAGTCACCTGACATGACATTTGTAGAGGAACTTTCAGTATGTGCAGCAGCAACTGTGCCTAGTTGTCCACGAATAACGTTAAGAACATTAGTAGCTCCGACACCAACCTGCGTTACTTTAAGTAACTCCTTGTTAATTTTAATCAGAGTGCTACCTTGGATATTAGATACATCATTTACAGTAATTTGAGTAGAACCAATTCCAACCGCAGTTGTAAGTCCAACAGTAACGTCTTTTCTTGCAATAGGACTCTGTATGACATTATCAATAGTAATGATCGCTCTAGTGTTTGCTATATCGCTATCAGCGGCAAAACTATGAGTAGTACCAACACCAACTGCGTTAACAAAAGTAACACCAATACCTGCTTCTGCTTCAGACCTACCTACAGCAACATTAAAGGTATCATCATCAATTTTAATTGCAAATACTTCAGTTGGGAGTAGATCTGTTGCAGCAAGACCAATTCCACCAGATGAAGTAGTTACAATTCCTAGACGAGTTCCATTATTATTTGCTTCACCGTTGTTTGTAGGATCATAAGTCAGTTTTTCGCCAGTATTAAAGTTATGATCTTTGATTGTAACGACACCCATTTTGAGACCATTACCAGTATTGATTCCTGATACTGGATTGACAGTATGATACAGGAGAGTATTACTATCATTAAATATTCTGAAAGTGCTCAGACCAACAAGTTGACCACTAGAATTGCCAACACCAGTAAATTGTGGACTGATGTCATCAATCATTAGAACCTTATTAGTTCTTGACTCATTATAATCAGTGATTACTTTATTATCAAATATAATAATCTTAGATAATCTACTAGAATCTGTATCTTCAGAAGCAGTATCATAATACAATCTACAGTGAACTGATGCGTTACTATTCAGTTCTACCTCAAGATCAATATCTGTATCAGTTTCTCCTGATCCCAATGGAGCTGCAGGATAAGTAATAATTTCATAATCGGAGAAATTCTTAAATCCAGCAGTATGATCTAGACTATTAACTGCTTCTTTCCATGTCTCAAGTGCAACTTCACCACGAATTGCATAAGAGAACCTCTGGTAATAATCATTATCATGAAGTCTCTGGAGGTCAAAGTTTAATTTACCAATATCATCTTGCCATATACCATAATCTTGAGACATACTTCCAACTTTAGCATCAAAATCAAATTCGGTGATATTGGCGACGGTTGATTTAAAGTTACCTACACTACCACGAATAATACTGTCTTTTGGGAACTCTCCCTTAACATTGGTAAGTTTTAATAGTTTAGTATCAGAATTCCAACCATTTCTTGCAACAGTGCCAGATACACTTGCATCAGAATCCAGAGTTATTGGTTCCTTATCTGTAAACTTAATTTTTTTAAGTACTGGTTCAAATGTCGCTAGATCGGTTGCCTTAATGACTCTACCAAATGAAGCATTCTGAGCAGTGTTATATGTACCACCAGTTACACCTAAACCAGCAATTGAATAAGTAATACTTTCAGCACCACCAGTTGTGTTTATAGCAGTTACAGTAAAGAACTGATAATCATAATCACTGGAATTATATCCGTCTGCAACATCAGTAATCTGAACGTTTTCGACAAAAATCTTATCATTTACTGCAAATGGGAATTCAGTAAATCCAGTAACAGGTGCTCTTAATTTGAGTTCATTTAATTTACCATTGGATGTGGCACCAATAATACGAACACCATTAGAATTATTGGTTGCGATAATTCTCAGATTCTCATTTAAATTACTGTCACCAGAAATAATATCAACATTAAATACTGAACTACCTTGAAGAGTTGCTCTAGCACTAATATTAGTGTTACCAATTGCAACTATTGTTGGTGGTGTGGTGTAATTAACACCAGATGTAGAAACACCAATTGATTCTAATGCTAGAGTATTTTTTAATTGCAGAATAACACTTGTATCTACTTTTGGTGTAAGAGTTAAATCTTCTAAAAACTCAATTCCAGTATCTACAACTGTAGTGTCTCTGATTTCTCCAATTTCAGAACCATTAACATTCAGAATCGCATTTGTTCCTGTTGTTGATCCAATAGATGTTACAACTGGTAGATTTCGGATATTCACTCCAGCATTTACAATATCAACAGAGTGAATGCCACCAAAATCATTTTTGGAAGTTGTGGAATAAACTGCTTTACTAAATCCAGTAGATGTGTATGATGTTGTTTCCGCAGCACCAACTAGAGTAAAATCAAAGGTAGTAGAACCAACTGATGTAAGTCTGTAAGATTGATTATACTTAGAATCAACTACAACAATATTAGAATAATCATTAACAAATTCATTTACCGATGAGGGATATGTTTCTGTATATTTGACATCATTTCCTTCGATTCTGTAAAACAGATTCTTGGGGAGATCTGTGCCAACTTGGATGTCAATTACAGTCGCAACATCTTCATCACCTATGGTTCCAGTTTTACTGATTAATGTAGATTCATATCTTCCATCAAATTTATCATCTGTATAGAAATTAATATCATATCCAGAGAGACTACTATCGGAGACTGCGATAGAAACATTTCCACCATTAGTTACTTCTAATTTTGGATTCAGAAGTGAGATTTCATGTGTTCCACTTCCTTGATCAGTGATATTAATTTGTTCATATGGAGATAATGTAGCAGCGTACATGGAATCTGCCAGTTTGATCTTATCATCAGTAAGTTTAATTACATAATACTCACGATTATCTTGGAGAGGAGTTGCTACACCTACAGCGTTTGTATAAGCAACAATGTCACCGGTCTCTAATCCATGTTCTGGAATAGTAATTTCATTCGTAGTGGTTGAAACTGCAGCACCAACAAACGTTTTTGGATTAACAACAAGTTTCTTCAGATAATCATTATACTTGAATGCAAATCTCTGTGTTCTGCTGCTAGTAACGTCTAATTTAACTTCATCACCAACCTTCATGCTGTGATTGGAATCAAGGACAACTTGAGCAGAAACTTTCTTGACGACACCAGTAATATTATCTTTAACCTGTGAAAGAGTATGATCTTTACCCTCTAATCCACTACCAACAAAGAATACGGATGATGAAATACCTGCAAATGCTTTAGATGTCGCAATTCCAAGAAGATTAGTTCCAACTCTTACAGCAAATAGATCAACATTAGCAAGATCAAATATATTATTCAGAGAAGAAGTAGCGGATGCTTTAATTGTTCCACCAACAGAAACAAGACTCAACTGATCACCAGTCTTAAATTTATGTCCAGGAAGATAAATTGATTTTTCTGGAATAGCAACTCTAATAACTTTATCTCCTGCACTACCAATTGGAACGTGTGTAGCACTAGCACCTACACCAACAGCAGTAACACCGAAGTTTTGTTTATATGCAAACTCAACATTTTTATTCTCTAATTTAGAGTTTACATCAAAAGTAAACTCAATAGGTTGTTTAGTTACAAGAACATCTACGTTATGAGCACTAGATGTAGTGCCATTAAATTCTCTAGTAACCTTATATTTGTTGTTTATGTCGTCAATATCAGCAATAAGCATTTGCTCATCACCAATCTGAATAATATCACCTTTATCAAATTTTCTGGTGATTGTACTATCTGCCAAACTAATGGTAGTTGTAATTCCACTAGTTGCTACAACAGGCATAGCAAGTGAGAGTGTTGTAATTACAGTAGAAACTCCAACTACTCTAAATCCCTCAATATTCTTATAACTTGAAGAGGAAATACCAGAAATCTCAATGGTATCAGTATCTAAGAAACCATGTGGGATTGTAGTAATTCCGGTAATAACATTATCCTTAACGCTAAAGATTGTATTTTCAAGTTCTACTTCAGTAGTTGTAATAGACTGAATGGGTTTACCAGTAATCTCTCCAATCTCTGCATCTATTGAGTCATCACTAAGATTTACCTGCTGGCCAACTTTGTAATTTTTACCAGCATTCTCTACGGTAATAGAATCAATTCTTGCACCTTTGACATGATCAACATCAATTCTTGTTTTTGAATCTAATGGGTCTGCTAAGAAAGGATATTCTCTAGAGGGATCATCTAATCCCAAATGTGTTACATTTCTCTTATACAGACCACTATTGATACGTTTGTCTGATTGATCAACTAAGATGTCATAGTTAAATGAATCAGTTTCGTTATAATGTGCATTAGTGATATATGGATATGCTATTTGACCAGCATTAGTTATTGGTGCAAAGTATGCATAAGTTCCATTGGGGAATTCATCAGTCTGACAGAATCTACCATTAAATTCATCAAGATCAGTGTTTTGAGTTGGTTTGTAAATATAGTCTTGAGAAAAGAAACCAGCAGAATATCCACCTGGTCTTAATTGATTACTTGATTCGACATCTAGAGTATAACTTGATACGAGTCTCTTAATTCCACCTGATGATCCATTGACTCTAATCGCATTTGCATTGCCATATGCACCATAGATTGGATTGCCGTCATATGCCCATCCAAGAATTGGAGAGTGCTTAAACAGACTTGCATCATTAACTGGGTCAAACTCTACAATGTTTCCAGAATTTACTTTTACATTGTCATCTAATATTTGACGATATCTCTTTCCAGGATAGAAACCAACTAACTTATTTTCATTAATAGACAGAGGTGATCTAATCTGAACCATGTCTCTATTAAGAGTAATATCGAGTTCAGTTGAATATCTTTCAACGTTATTGATCTTCCATTCGTGAACTTCTGCATTTAATTTTGCATCTGCTCCTGTTGGAATAACATGAATAGTCGTCCCTTCTTTATATCCGCTGCCACCATCAACAATAGTAACTGTAGTAATCTTACCATCAACAATGGTAGCAGTCAGTTCCGCCATTCTACCCTCACCTATTACCTTAATAGTTGGTGGTGATGTATATTCCGAACCTGGATTGGCAACAAATGCGCTTACTATCTTACCTTCAGAAACAATAACTCTAATTTCTGCTTCCTTACCTGTTTGCACGTTAACTTTTGGTGACTTCAGGAAGTTAATCATATCGGATACACCATATCCAAAACCACCATTTCTAACAAACACCGTATCTAGTGATCCCTTTACTACAGGGTCAGCAGTAGCAGTATAGTATGATGGGATCGCTGTAGTATCACCTGCAGAGACTAATCCATCAATTGTGACAGCAATTTCTGGATATTTAAATGTATGGGTGCCGACTCCGACACTTGTAAGATCCTTATAGATCTTTCTATCATAATTTGTAGAACTCTCATCTGGTGCATCACTCAGAAGGAATCTATGCTCATCTAAAACTGTTACCTTGTAGTTAGAGTTTGCAGTTAGTCCACCAATAGTACTTCCATCAAATGAGTATATTACATTATCACCATTCTTGAATGAGTGATTTCTAGCATAGATGTAATTGTTCGCAGTATTAATTCCAACAAACGAAGAATATATATTTTTTTGATTTATAGGAGGCCATACTTGCCCATCGACAACAACTTTTCTATTTGAGAAATCATCGGATGAATTAGTAATAACAATTCTATCAATAACTTTTCTGACCATCTTAGATCGGAAAGTGTGTTGCTTATTTCCATTCGCAAGAAAATCAACAGTGTTAATTCCAGATATCACATCATTTCTTGATGGGTGAATTCTGAATTGTGTATCATTGATTTTTTTAAGGAAGTATGATGTTCCAGATGTCAGTCTATCTGTTCCAAATCCGACAGCAGTGCTGCCGATACCAATTGGTGTTCCTGTGGCAAGATATGTAACTTCTTCTCCGTCTAAGAATCTATGTCCATTTGGAATATCAATAAAATCACCACCCAGATTGACCTCAAAGTCAGTGAATGACACTTCATAGGTCAATCCTCTCATTCTTGCTTCTGCAGTCGCTTCTGTGCCATTACCACCACTAATTGTTACTACTGGCGTATCTGCATAATCAAATCCTTGATTTGTAATAATAATATTTTCTATTTTTCCGACAAAATTACCATGAACAGATGCACTAGATCCATTATCATCTGTCACACCAATTTTCGGTGGATTAACAATATCATATCCACTTCCATTATTCAGAACATTGACTGCATCAATTTGACCAAAGAAAATAGAGTCTTCACCAACTGGTGAATACAGTTCTAGACCATTTAAAGCAACACCAATCGGTCCAGTAATCTCTTTATGAGATTTTCCTGGTTTTGGTGTTTTGTAAATTCTCTTAAAGTTATTCTGAATAACTAATTCTCTTCCATGCAGTGATGATGGAGTCAATTTGTAATTTCCACCAACAGTTGATTCAATATCAATAAAAATTCTGTTACTTACATCAGCACGACTTACGCCAAGTTGAATATTATCGTTATCAATAGCGTATACAAAATATGTACCATTTGATATTCCATCTGTACCACTTATTGTTTGATGAACAACACCTTCACCTGATCTAAATCCATGATCAGCAATATTGATACTATTTGCCGTTGCATCAATATCTCCACTGACATATGTCTTAGATCTATCAGTAATTTCTACACTATTGTAACCAGGAAGACCTGTAAATGCAACATATGTGTTTTTGTCTGTATCAACAAAAGTATTTTGGATGTTAGCCAGAGCACCTTCACTATTAAGGTTAGTGCTAGCAAATTTAAGTCTCTTTCTTACAATGTATTCCTTATCGGGACTTAAAGAACCAGAACCAATTGAGAATTGAGTCCTACTGCTAACTGCGCTGACTTCTACATTTTCCTGTTCTACAACTCTTGTATCTTTAAGTAAAATATCAACTCTATCACCAACATGGAGATAGTGATCAACTTCTGTAATAATGTTATTTGTGGTATTTGACCTTACATTAGTAAATGTGACATTATTATAGAACCAAGAATTAAATCTGGGATCAGTTTCTTCTAATTTTTCCCCAAGGTGTTTAATGGACAGTCTATCTCCATTCTCAAACTGACTACTAGTATCGCTATTCTTTGCTAAACCTACCAGAGTGCCTACGACACGCATCTGTACAGGTTTCTTAGTGTCGTTATCTTCATAACCATACAAGAAGGTACTATCGATGATAGAATCGCCTTCTACAAGGGTTGTAGACAGTCCTACGCAACCAAAAAACTGGTTAGCATTCTTATAAGTGTAAGTAACTTCACTATATCTCGGTTGAGTGCCTTTATTGAAGAAACTACCACTTTCTGGAAAACCGATTGTAGAATCTACAGTCAGAGTAGTGTCTGTTACACCAACTCCAAGAACTTTGGTTTTTGTATTGGTGCGAATCGTATTTACAACTGATCCTCTTGAGAAAAATATCTTATAAAACTTTTTCCTATTCAGAAATACTTCTTGAATTCTTGCAACGCATCCAGATGCAGTGGGATTTGTGAATGAACCCTGCAATAGAGTTGTTGACTCAAGTTTTCCTGGATCACCCTCAATAGGTTCCACAACAATAATATCAGATAGAGACCAATCAGCAGTTGATGCTTGGATTGTCTTATCAAAAGGTTTAACAACCTCAACATACTTTCCAAACAGTACACTGAAGAGGATTCTCAGAGAAGAATCAGTTCCTTTTGAGCTATAGAAATCTCTTGCTCTTGATAAAATATTGTCAATGTTGACAGACTGGAATTGTCTTTCTTCAAATCCAGGAAGGTATAACGTTTTGTATTTTTTGTAAAATTCTGCTAAAAATACTAAACCAAGATTAGTTACAGTAGACCCTTGGGCATGAATTTCTGTATTACTTACATTAAAATTTAAAAACTCTGGATTTTCGTTTTCACTCAGAGCATCGATACCAGAAAATCCTCTAATACAACCAGTAAAGGAAGTAGAGGTTTTTCCAGTATATGTTATAATCTCATTTCCAATTTTTATCAGACCATATTTGTCTGGAAACCCCGTAGTATTGCTTACATTAATTACATCGTCAATATTAAAGACCGCCTCTGAAGTTGTTGGTGCAGTTTCTATAAAAGGCAGTTTTTCAAAAGTAGAGATGTCTTTTAAATTACCAACACGAGATGCCAGATCAACAGTTCCGTACTCATGTTCTTGAGACAGATAGTATTGCTCTAAAAATTCCTTAAATAGAGGATTTTCATCTAAAATGAATTCTGGAAGTTGATTTTCCAGAATATTAGAGATTTTTACTTTGTTATCTGCCATTTCTTATCGAGTGAATTTTCTGCTGCTAGTGAAACTTGAAGGTGGAACGTAATTGCTACCAGATCTATTTGATCCAGAGGTAATCAGGTCTTCTTTGAGTGTAAGTACACTCTTTCCTGTAGTATCTAGGACGATATAAAGATTCTCTTTTGCGATGATATCGTTTGAGTCAGGAGTCGCTTCAATTTCAATGCGATTCTCAAGAGATGTCGATGTAATGTTGATTGGGTAGAGAATAATTTCACCTTTTTCATAATCAACCATTCCTGCATCAGAAATGACCGTGCTGATTACGTTATTTTCATCAATTCTAATAATAGAGATGGATCCTGTCTTGGGAACTACCTGTGAAGGTCTTCCAGGAATTGTAATGTCAGTATTAGGAACATCAGTCAAGAAAACTGTTCCCTCAATTCCCTCAACAGTGAATCCTGAGGACCTAATATTAAATCCTTCGATTTCTGCATGGAATTTATTGACATAGCAGAGTTCATAGTTGGCAAGTTGGTTATATGCAGGAACCATGTTTCTTCTAATCACCAGATTTGTGATATTTGAAGTAATTCCAGTGTCAACTTGATCAATTTGTGAAAGAAGTTTACTATATTTCAGTCTTCCACCAAAAGAATTGATATCAGATGACTTTGCATAATTTTCGATGCTCTTTACAATTCTTGTATAGAGTTGCGATGGATTGGTAACGAAACTTGGATCATATGAAACCGTAGAATCATACTCAACATATAGGTATTTCAGATCTAAGAACTCTTGCTTGACACCAGCGACAGCGTATTGCTTCAGATCATTCTTAATCGAATCTTTTGCAACAGTAGACAAGAATTCACCATTTTTTGGTTTGACTGTAATGAAGACTCGACCATATTGTGGGGGATCAAGTTCTTCGCCACCGTATGCTGTGACAGACTCAATGTTAGGATACAGAAAAGGTATCAGACTAGTGTAATCTGTAGCGGTAACCGCTCTATACTGCGATGCATAGACCCTAGGAGCAAGGTATTTGATGGTATCAATACTTTCTATCTCATCGCCTTGTTCAGACGCCTGTATGGTCGTTACACCAGAGATTCCAGTTGTAACACTTCTCTCCTCACCTGTTGATGAATAGATTAAGTTACCTGAAAATGTAAAGTTCCTAGCGCCATTTGCAGCAGAACCATTTGTTGTAATGTAAGTGACCTCAATCGTACTACCATCCGCTGGTTTTTTGCCCAGGACATTATCACCAAACAGAATTTGATATTTTTCGTCGTCGATTTCTTGTACAAGATACAAACGAGTATCTGGACTTACATTAAAAATGTTTTGATATGGTGTATACTCTTGTTTTGCAGAAGATGCTCCATCTGTGACTGTAACTCTGATGCTAGAAGTATCAATACCATCATTTGGTAAGATATATTTTGCATCTGGTTGAGAATCATCAACTCTAAATGTCTTTCTGAGGAGATTTCCCTCGTAAATCTCAATTGCACTAAATGTTGCAACTCCTGAAGAGTTTGGAGTTACTGTAATGTCCTCTGGAACTGAGAAAATATGGTTTCCATTTGCCGCAGCACCGAGTGCAGCAACTCCTTTCTTTAATTTAACCGATCTTGCATCTAATGAACTTACATCTACGTTAAAAGTGATTCTTGCAGTCGATGATTTCTTCGATCTAGGCACATATCCAATGTTTCGTGCCAATGCTACGACATTTTCACGCAATGTCGCACTATCAATGAACGATTCATTGACTGCCATGTTGGTGTTGTAGGCAGTAATGTAGGAATTATACGCTAATGTGTCGATCAGAACAGAAAAGTTCGATCCCTCGAAGTCGAAATCCGAAAAACTACTGTTTGACCTCAGATAATCCTTAATCTGAGTTCGTATATCATTAAAATCGAGGTTAGTAAACTGGTTGAATGCCATTAGACCCTAGAAGGTTGTAAGATAAACTCTATATTTTGTCTTGGAAGTGGTAATCCAGTGATGTCGTACTCAATTTGAATGAAAAGATCGTTAGAATCCTTATCAGCTTCCACAAAAACGTTGGTTAACGTGATTCGTGGTTCATAATTACTCAATAATGCAATAATTTCTTCTCTTAAGACATCATTATCAAAACTATTTAATTCAAAAAGCGTATCTCCGACTGATGTACCCAGCAAATCATTAAAAAATCTCTCCCCAACCTTGGTTCTGACTAAATTAATGACAGATTTCTTGATTGCATCTTCATTTTTCAGAGGAATCACATCATTTGTGATGGGATGTCTCTTAAACGACAAACTTATATCTCTAAATCCACGAGAAATCTTGACTGGCATCGTCGATGATACACTTTAACATACTATCTATAATGGTTTATTCAAGTTCTTCGTTTAATTGGACTTGTTCTCCTGTATCAATAGTCTTTGGTTGGTCAAAATTGACCTCATTTAGTGATACTTTTTGATCTTGAGGCTGTTCTTTTGGTAATGACCAATAATCTGATGTCAAACTTGTGGTTCCCCACACTTCTCTCATGTAACTAATATCCCTATCGACTGGTGAATTACCCATTTTCCTCCTCTTTTTCGTTATTTATTCTTTCTTTAGCAGTTTTCCAGAAATATTCGTCCTCTCTACCCATTCCAAGACGCTCAAATCCGTTTTCGACTTGGTAATATTGAGTCGAAACCTTAAAATCAGGCATTTTTGGTTCGATCGGAGTCAAACTATTGTCGTAAATACGCAATCTGTTGTTTGGATACAGTGCATATTGACCATTTTCTAACTCAATTAGGTTATGTGACTTGTGTTCAGCAGGATTTTCACTCGTTGCCCAGTCAACATAGTCTGGATCATGATGATAATTATCGATTGTGCAGACATAATTGCCCTTTACATTGCCATAATCCCTTGTGTAGCACTCAAAATCCATCGAACCGATAAACTTCTTGTCCACTGAGACGACCCCATAGTCCATGCAATTCCAGAATTGGAGGTTTGGTAGGTCCATATCAGGTGAAGGGGTCTCAGGGTCCGCTACAAAGGCACTGATAGGCAGTTTATCGTACATTGCCGCATACTCTGGTAAGTATGTCTCAAAATAAAAAGCACGCCCAGGTATCGATTTAACCGACACCCAGACGCCTTTGACAAATTCACCATGACCAGACTGATGGTCTGTGAGATATTCTTTTCGTACCCATACTTCCATTGAGGGAAGATTCGCAATCAAGCACGCCATACAAAAGTTAACAGAACTAACTTATCTAGTCAAATCTTACCTTGACCGCGATAACGCTTCCGTGCCTTATTACGAGAGGTTGCAGCATACTTGGTGTGCTGTCCCGAACCTTGACGAGTCTTCTTGGGGGTAGACTCGATCATTGCTGAACCCAACAGAGACTTTTTAATCTTTGCCATAATTACATTTTCGCGATTTTTTTACAACGGTTTTTAACGGGCGGTTATAACCCCACCCAGTATAGCATAACATCAGAACATATCCTACCACTCAGATCACGCGCATTTTTTCATGACCCACGCGGATTACAGGATCACACCAGATCTCATAACCCTTCTCAATTGCATCGAGACAGAAACTCACATCCTCTCCACACATATCTTGGACCTCTCCTGACTCGAACGTTTGCATCTTCGGAGCAAACCAAGGATAAGGAAGACTCTCAAAAACTCCCTTCTTAATCAGAACCCATCCAAAACCAGTGTAGTCAACCGTGAATGGTTTCTTACGCTTGCTCATCGATTCGAGAGTTTCATGATTCATCACACCACCATTATTACGGAAGTCTCCTTCCTCCAACCAGTGTGCGACAGAAGTCGTGCGACCATCTTCAGTACAATACCAACCAGCGGCAATGTCTTTATCCATTGCAACCAAACGATAGAACTTCTCCGTATCAAAGACGATATCACTATCAATCCACAGTTGATAGTCGTAATGAAGTTTGCCATCCCATGGTTTCTGAGAAGGACCACGCAATACATTCGCACCAAGACACTTACATCGTGCAAAGTTTACCATCGAGGAATAATCCTGACTGATCTGAATACTTGCACCTGCTTGTACTAGATCAAAACAGAGTTGTACAAAACTCTTCAGAAATGTATATGAACATCCTCTTCCAGGAAGACAGAAGACTACTGCCTTACCCTTTACCATTTCTTTTGCTGCATCAATATTAAACTCCTCTGTCTTCTTCTTCGCAGGAGTTGCTGCAGTCTTTACTGTAAATCCTTTAGCCATGAAAATGAATTAAGTAACGATACTATTATAACACAGCAAACCAATCAATGCAATTGCTCTGTTATCAGTATTTATTCTAGCAGATCATCTTCGATTTTCTCTAACAAGTATGTCAGATCTTCCTTTGTACCAAAATCTCTGATTAATCTATCGTCGTTCTCTAAGCGATATTCAAGTGATTCTATGATTAGTTCTCTCTCATAGGTATCGATTGACAGTTTCATAGCAGCACTTTGCCCACTGTCAGTATATATCATTTCCAGTTTCCAATCACCGTACTTATGCTCATCTTCCCATGTAGATAACCCAGCAGAATCACTCCGAGTGTTCCGATAAAAATCACAATAAGACTCAGTGCCAACTCCAAAGGGGGTTTCAGTGGATTTTTACTGGGGGAAATTTTTTCTTGCTCAGGGGTTTCAGAAGTCATTTTTACTGGCAGAATTTTTTTTATGGGTTATATCTCTCTCGCTGATTTGGTCCGTTGTAGGTTAGGGAAGTTAAGCGTTTTTAAACCGCTAAGGGGCGAACGGGCATAAAAACCCGCCCCAATATAACTGCTGTTTTGTGATACTATAAGTCTATCAAATAACTGCCAATTTGTCAAACTTAGTGTTCTCGAAGTTAGCAACACTGAACTCCTTACGATTCACGAACTTGTATACCTTACCCTCATAAGAGTAGACATAACCCTCAGCACTGATTCTACGCTGCCCGATGTATGCTTCAGGACCGTTCAGAACTCTACACTGTGCGAGACATTCTTCCTTGACAAATTGTACCAAACCGTACAGGTGCATAAGTGATACATTGCCGTTAAAATCCTCGACACGCAATGCATTACTGGTACGCAGCGCAGTGTTAACGTTTTTACGGATCTGTGCTGCTTCCTTATCACTAACGAACTGCACGGTAGGCAACAACGAAAGGATGGCAGTCATTGCCGGAGGTAACTCAAACTCCGTGCCGAGTTCGTTATAAGAACCGCTCCAAATATACGCACGAGGTGTCACAAACCGGCAGTAAAAGTTGTTGGTAATTGTGAACTGCATCGGGTGTGCGATTGCGTCCCTTAAGTTATCACTACTGGTCGTGTAGTAAGTGTGAGGAGCGATGATAATTTCTTCGGTTACGACATCATCGAATTTATAAGTTATGGTGTTTGGTGTATACTCACTGTAACCACCGAAACCAATAAAATCGCCCTGATAAATGCCACCCTTAGGATCAGGCAAATAATCAAAACATTTGTGCAGGATATCAGCAACTACGCCACTGTGGTTAGCATCAATATCCTGGTGAGATTCGTTGATTTTGATCTTTACTTTATTGAAGACACTTTTGGTCCCCACGAAGAACTTTCCACTAGCAGGATTCACGCCCCAAACGATAGCTGGCGCACCGTCAATCTTTACACTTAGCACGCCACGGTTTCTGATAGCATCCAGGAAACTTAGGTCGCCTGTGAGGATAGAATCTTCGGGGTGTTCGATGTGAAGAATTGGGGTCATAATGCAGTGAGAAAAGTAATAAAAAAGAGGGGGAAAATTACCCCTCAGGCGAATACATAACCGTTGGTGAAATCTTCGGTCTTGTAGACATTTTGTCCGTTAACACATCCGACGAACTTGCGAACATACCAAAGAAAATCTTTCTGGAATACGCCTTCGCCAGCAATCAGAAATTCCTCGCAAATTACATTCAGACGAGATTTTGTGGTTTTAGACTTCCAACCGCCGTCGAAGATTGTCACGGTGTGATTGTCAATCTGGGCGATAAGATTGCCGTGCAGATAAACATTGGAAAGGTCCAAATTTGTAACGACTTGGGTGTTTCCAGAACTCCAGTTTTTGTTGCCTTTGATAGCATCAATCATCTGGGATTCGATCTTACGCATGAGAAGAAAGTTTAGGACGTTTGTGAAGTGAAATCCCCTCCACCCTTATAAGATACACGATTTTGGGGGGTTGTGCCATGACCTTGTGACACTTATTGGATTGGCATAAGGGTTTGTGATATTTTGTGCGGGTTTCTAAGTATTACTTGACTTCCTCATAGTGCGCGTGCTAAGACCACAAGACCTCGACACATTTCCAGACTCATTAACACTCAAGAAACACCACTAAGTAACCCCCAAGACACCCCACATACACTCAGGGGTTACTCTTACTATAAAAAACGAAAGTATATTTATAAACACATTTAAAAACGTTTTTTATACGTTTTAGGGGTAATTTATAAGCATATGTACTCAATCTTCGAGCAGATGTGGGTAATACTCTTCCACCTCTTCTTTCACCTCTTCGTAACTATAATTGGCATAAGATTCAGTC